CGACAGGGCGGCCGAGTCCTCGGAATGATCGCAAGCCGTGAGATCACCCTCACCTATCTGTCCCATAATGTGCGCCAGGGGGCCCCAAAACACCAGCGAATCATCGCCGTTGACAAGGATTGTCACCACATCGCCACTCACTGTCTGAACAATGGCGGAAAGGTCACTGGCTGTACAGCCGCTGCAGAAGAACACAGCGACCGGCACACCGCCCACCATGTGCGGCTCACCCCCGAAAGTTCGATGGAGGGCCACACCAAACTCGCGCGCAAAGGGAAGCGTGCGGGCGTGGTTGACGGGGTCAAGATTGGTAATCGCGCGTGGTTTGATAGTCTTACGCCCGTCGGCCAACACAGTCAGCTTCAAGGTTTCATTCCATTTAAGCTGTATCGTCTTCTTGAGATACGGCCGCGCGCGTCCCTCTACGTCAGAGGCATGAGCCGCCAGAATGCGCGGCCCGCGGGCCGCCATTTCTTTGGCGCACTGAGCAATTGAGGGGGGTTCGTCGATGACGATACCACAGAAAAACCCTGCCTCGAGCATGGCCGAAACCACGCGATGCCAGCGCTCAGCCCGCTCCTCGACACTCGGGGAGTTGGCGAACGGAGTGTGGTGAATACGTACTAAATCACACACAAGGGTATTTCGGTCGTTTTTAGCCGGCGCAAACAGCAAAGCATTGTTTATGAGCACCGGATGTATACGACTATGGCCCAAGCCTGTTTCCGCCAAAGCTAACGCGGCATTCGGAGCGTGCGTAACGCCTGCAATCTCAATTGTCAGGCTTCCGCGCAGCTCCTCAGGCACCGTGTCGATCAGCGAGGTTATCGGGTCAAGAGTGGTTCCGACGGGCATGTAGTCCACGAGCGAGTCTGGCTCAATGGACTGTCCGAGGTCGTGTAACTGTTTGAATCTTTCAAACTTCTCGCCTCTTACACGACGGGCGAGTCTGCGCACCGCTGCGCAGAGCCCACTGGCTCCAAGAAGGCAGGCCTGCGTGCCCACAATTTTGGAGTAGGAGATATTAGGGTCCAAGAGGCAACGCAGATTGTGGACCAGATGTTGCGTGCTGGCCAACACAAACGCTGTGCGTCTATCGAACAGCCGATGAAAGCCGAACGAGATCACATGCGTCGTGAAAACCGGAATGAACGCGGACCATCCGAAAAACTGCGAGCGCCCGACGGCTTCACCGACGAACATGCCTAGGCCGAACGTCGGATAATTCATCGTCACCCATTCTTCCACGAGAGGAACACCGAAAAGCAGCAAATTTCCTTGCCATCCGAGGTCGCGCAGAGTCACATGGCGAACTGAAGGAACAGGGGAAGCTTGAACTCCCGCACTAGCTACAGCCGCAAAGGCCGCCGCTTTAGCGTCATGAACTTCTTCCTCAACCTTATTCTTCAGCATACTGCCTTGTATCATCATGCTCGCCCAAGGGGCCTGGATCTCCTTAACAAGTCGGTAGATCACGTATCCTCCCGCCAGCCCCAAAGTCGCCCCCAAGAGCGGCTTTAGGATGCCTCCGCGCACCGGAGACACGGGTTGTCTGGCCACCACCAGATCATTTTCGTTCGGCGTATTCTTCACGCGTTCCGTGGAAAAGCGATTCATCCAGCGTTGAGTGCGGGCGCCGTGAGACGCTTCCATGACACTCCCCATGACAATATCCTCAAACAAGCCGCTGCCTGGAAACCGCGCTTTGATCGCAGCGAGAACAGGGGACTTGTGGGCTTCCGCCAAGACCGAAGACGTGGCGTTGTCTAGCGTGATGCCCGACTTAGGACGCAAAGTTTGCGCAATCAAGGCCTCAACGAGGGACACACTGTAATAATGCTCCGCCACTCTCGGGCGGGCTCGCCAGAAAGCCAGCGACGATGCAACATCGGCGACCTTCTGCCACAGATCACGGGAATCTTTGCGCATTATGTCCCCCTGCAAGGTGGACACAGGTGCCACGCTCATAGCGAAAGGCGCCAACGCAAAGCAATACACCGTATACGGGCCCACAGTGAAGGAGGGCGAGACGTCAATGCCATCGACATGGCGAGATCCCAACCAAGAGATGTCGCTATGGTGGATATAAGGGTCGGTGCGGCTGTCCGAGCTGAACACAATCTTGCGCTCAGGGGTTCGATACCACACGCCTTCCACTTTCTTGTCGTAGACTTCGGCGCCTGCCCAGCCGTCAAACCGATGCCAGCACCCGTACACCTTACCGGTGCGCGAGCGGGCCAGGAGACGGCGGATCCAGCTTGGGGTTATGGGTCCGTTTTCACACTCGTAGACGTCGCAGACATAGACCACATCAAAAGTGCGGGCTTCAATGTCAACAATAGGCATCAACGAGCGGGCCGCTTGTCCCGGGCGAAGGTCACCAGTTGAAGTAAACTCAATTCGCGGATGTTTGAACGAGCGCTGATCGCGCATCGCTCCTTCCACGACGAGCACCTGCATGGCGTCCGGAAACTCCATACCCGCGTTTTCGGCGCGCAGCGTCGACCACAGGCAGGTTTCCCGCGAGAAAGCGGCTATCGAATGCGGATTCACAGTTCGGTCACTAACACGGTACGCGTGTCCTCCTTTAGTGGCGAACGCCTGAAGGGTCTCATCCGAGTTGGACACCGGCGGTAGATACTGCTCTAAATACGCCTTGACTGACAAGAGTACAGGCGGAGCAGGAATGTCCGGTGGCGCGGCTGCCGGCGTCTTAGCTACGGCAGCGGTCAGCTTGCCTTCAGCTTTCGCCTCAGGCTTCAACTCAGGGTGGCAGGTGAAGCATCTCTCAACGTTGTAAAAGTGATCACACGGAGTAGGCTTAGGCCCTGCCTTCACAACCGCTTTCGCGGGAGGCCCTTTGGCAGCGGGAGGCTTACCCGCCTTCTTCGCCGGAGCAGGGGGTTTACCCTGCTTCGGCGCTGGCGCCTTCGGACCTGCCTTGGGTGCCGCCGGCTTCTTGCCGGTGCCTTTTGGTGGCAATTTGGGAGCTGCAGGTTTGCTTGGACCTGCCGAGGCCGAAGCCTTCGCATATTCTTCCGCCGCAGCGGGAGAGGGAGCTGCCGCACTAGCGGCTGACGGCTCGGGAGGAGAGTCGTCTGTCACAG